GCCGCCTGTGACGATAAGTTTCACCCGCTTCGGATGGTCAAGGCCACCGATGCAGATCATGCAGTTTTTATGGTCAGCCACACCATCCCGCTTCGGCGAACACATTACGCGGTCAAGGGAACGTCGAGTAGGAAGTCTCGAAAGACGCACTTGCAACTAAACAACCATAGAGGGCAGCATGGGTAAGAAGCACAAGAACCTGATCGACAAGATCGCCAGCATGCCGAACCTATATCGTGCCTACGAGAAGGCGGCGAAGGGTAAGCGCTATAGCTGCGGTCATCTGCAATTCAAGCAGCATCTGGCGGCGAACCTACGCGCACTCTCTGAGGCGCTGAAGAACGGAAGCTATCGCCCATCCGAGCCGACGCTGTTTTTTGTGAACGAGCCGAAACGGCGAGAGATTTCGGCACTGCCGTTCGCAGACAGAGTGGTGCAGCACGCCCTGTGCGCAATCATCGAGCCGATATTTGACCGCACCTTCCTGCCCAACAGCTACGCCTGCCGCAAGGGACGCGGAACGCACATTGCGGCAATTGAGGCGCAGGCCATTATGCGACGGGGATACACGCACTGGCTCAAGATGGACTTCTCCAAGTATTTCGCCAGCATCGATCGCGTGGTTCTGTATGGCGAGATCAAGCGCAAGGTGAGCTGCACGGCCACGCTGGAACTGATAACCACCTTTCTGCCCGAGACGGGGCGCGGCCTGCCCATCGGAAACCTCACCAGTCAGCTCTTCGCCAACGTCTACGGCCATGTGCTCGACCGCTATCTGACGCATACCCTGCGCATCAAGGCTTGGCTGCGCTACATGGACGACACGGTTGTTTTCGCTCACAGCCGCGAGGCGTTGGCCGTGTTGCAGCAAGGCTTGAAGTGGTTCTCCGATGTACAGCTCGGCCTGCGCTTCTCAAAGTGGAGCATCGGCAAGATCACGCAAGGGCTGGACTGGCTTGGCTATCGCATCTGGCCGACGCATAAGCTGCTGCGAAAACAATCGGTGGTTGCAGCCAAACGCAAGATATTCAAATTCCGAGCGCGCGGCGATGAGCTATCGCTTGGCCGCTTTATCGCATCCTGGCGCGGCCACGCCCAGTGGGCGGATTCATACAACCTTCTCAACAAAATAGGAGTCACAGCATGAGAGACGCATACCATCCGGACACACTTGAGCACATCCCAACCGACACCCCAGCGGACTGGATGCTGAGGGCGGGATTCGCCGTGCCAGAATACAACCCCACTATAGAGGGGTGCTTTTGGAAAGACGGAGCATGGGTCGTTGTGACGCCCGCTGAACAGCCTCCACAGGAGGATGCTCGCACCTCCGCTATCAATAAAACCTACGCCGATGTGGACGCCATCTATGCCGCCGCCATCGGCGGCCGCGCACCGGAATACGAGCAGGCCGAACAAGCCGCCCTGGCATTTCAGGCGGCGGGCTACACCGGCACGGCATCGCCCTATGTGGCGGACTACGCGGCCACCGCAGGCATCACCGACCAGCAATCCGCCGACCTCATCATCGCCCGCGCGAATGGCCTGCGTGCGGCGGTGCTGGCGATGCGCTCCACCCGCTTTACCGCGCAATCAACCATGCGTGCTGCAACCACGCAAGCCGAGCTGGATGCGGCGGTGGCCGCGTGGCGCGTATTCATCGCCCAGGTGCGCACCTCGCTGGGGCTGTAATGGTCCAGCTCGCCCTCTACAAAGGCCGCGGGAAGCTGGGCAACCGCATCACGCGCTGGTGGACGGGCTCGATCTATTCGCATTGCGAGCTGGTGGTATGCGGCGTGTGCCTCTCGGCGAGCCTGATGGATAGCGGCGTGCGCGCCAAGCAGATCGACCTGACCAACGGCAATTGGGATGTGATCGATCTGCTCTGGGCAGATGTCGCGCAGGTGCTGGCATTCTTCGAGCAGACTAAAGGCCGCGCATACGACTGGCTCGGCCTGTTTCGCGGCCAGCTCTTCAACCGAGGCGGGCGAAACGGTAGCAAGTATTTCTGCTCCGAATGGTGCGCCGAAGCGATAGGCATCCCAGCAGCAGAGATGTACAGCCCGGCGCGGTTGGGTGAGTTGTGTAGATTTTTATCAAAAGGGGAATAACAGTGGCCGACCCACACATCACCTCCGGCGTCGTCATCGGCCTCATGTGCGCAGGTTACAGCTCGCCATTCGCGGCGTTGTGCCGAGAAAAAACATTGGGTGGATGTTGATGTCCGTGCGCGAAATGAAGCGCAGGGCGAGCGATACGGAGGGGCCGTGCCCGGATGCCTCAGCAGCTGCTGACCACGCGGTGAAGAAGGCGTTCGCCCTCCTCGGCGTTGACATCGACAAGCCGGAGAGTGTGGAAGAGTTCCGCGAAGATCTGCGCTTCGGCAAGCGTCTTCGCAAAGCCGCAGACCACGGCGTGCTGGTTTTCATCGCAATCGTCACCACCGCCTTCGCTGCCGCACTTTGGGCGGGCGTCGTGGCGAAAATCAAAGGAGGTTGACCATGACTATGATGCTTTCAGAACACTTCTCACGGGACGAACTGTGCCAGTCCGACACCGCCACCCGGCTGGGTATCGACAACACTCCGCCGCCAGAGGTCATCAACAACCTGCGCCGGCTGGCCGAAGACGTGCTGGAACCGATGCGCACCAGCCTGCGCGAAGAGGCGGGTAGGCCGGTGTATATCGTCATCAACTCCGGCTATCGCTGCGAAGCATTGGAGCGCGTGCTGTGCAAAAAAGATTTCATCGCCTGGTGTGCGCGCCACGGCGTGATGGCGGACGAGGCGGGGTGGGCGGCCTACTACAAGCGCAAAGGCCACCCGCGCGGCGATGTGGCAGACATCACCGCCCGCGCATTCGGCACGCCGCTGCAGATCGTCCGCCACGTCTCGCATCAGCCGCACCTAATGCGCAGCATCGACCAGATCATCATGGAAGGCACCTGGGTACACGTCGGCACCGCCAACCACCCGCGCGGCCAAGTGATGACCGCAACATTTGATTCCGCTGGCGTGCCCAGCTACAGCAGCGGGGTGGCATGATGGACGACGCCCAACACACCACCAGCATCCTCTCCTTCGCGGCCGCCTTCATCTTCCTCACCCTCGGCGCCTACGTGCACTACCGCAAGGTGTGCAAGACCGGACGGCATCGCGGCTCGCTCAAAGACTACCTGCTGGCCGAAAGCCCCGACCGCAGCGGCGTCGTCCTGCTGCTGCTCCTGCTGGCCAGCTGGCAGGCGGTCAGCTCCGGCGCGGCAGACAACATCAACCCCGAGCTGGTCTGGGCGCTGCTCAAAGCAGGCCATCTCCACGACCCCACCATCAACACCCTCATCGCGCTGGTCGGCATCGGCTACACCTTCGACAGCACACTCAACAAAGGCGGGGGTGAATGATGGTCGTCCTCGATGCCCTGAACGCCGCCCAGCGCACGCTGTTCCACGTCGTGCTTCTCCTGGCGCTGATCCTCGCCAGTGTCGCGCTCGGCTCATGGCTGGCCCACAAAGACCCAGAACCGTCCGGCGAGTGGACAAAGCCAAAGCAAGACAGCCGCATCGCCGATACCGGAACCGAAACTATCAAGCCGCAAGACTGCGCCGTCGTCGTCGCCAAGCCCGGCGCAAAGAAGAAGCTCGACCTGCCGCCAGAGATCCAAGCCGACCCCAAGAAGCACGTCACAACTGCCGTCATCATTCCATCGAACGAGCGACCGCAATCCGTCGTCAGCATCTTCAATGAGTCCACCGGCACCACCGACATGCTAACTCAGCGTCTGGCCTACCCGTGGCTTGCGATCGAGCAGCGCGGCCAGCTCTGGCTCGGCTACGGCCTCACCCCCGGCGGCGATAGGGTAGGCCGCATCCTGATCCGTGAAGACCTGCTGCAGATCAAAGCCATGCACCTCGGCATGAATGCCTCGATCGACACCGACGGCGCGTGGTTCGCTGGGGTAGGGGTGGCTTATCGGTGGTAAGTCTTCAGCACGAACAGTTCCCAAAAGGCCGGATGCATCCGCCTGTCTCCAGCCTCCCATTGTTGCCATGTCCGGCAAGTCGTATGGACGATTTGTGCAGCCGCAGTCTGAGAAAGCCCTAGCGTCTCACGCACTTCACGGACCTCGGCCGGCGATGGGTTGTGTTCGGTCGTTGTCATTGCGCGAGCACCGCTCGGATGTCGTTCTCGAACTGAGTGCGGCCTGCTGCCCCGGAAGCTGGCGCGTCGTGCGCAAGCGAGTATCTTTGATGTGGCATCTTGATCTCTGAATAGGAACGGGGCTCAAGAGTAATCACCTCTTCAACAAATTCCATCTTCCCGTTTTCGTCCCGACCAACATCCCTCTTGCTGACGCCCTGCCATCCTGCAGGGCGCTCAGGAATGTAAACGACCGTCCCTTTTCCTGTCTGGGTGACTTTCAGCCCAGTCTTCACGCCGTCGATCTCGATCGAGTTATCCGTGTAGATTCTCATGCTCATGATGGCTCCTTATTTGGTCAAGGTTAAAACTGCATCGAATGTTTTCACGCGCGAGCCGCATGCATCGAAGATGGCTTCCTCGGCTGCATTGACCAGATCAGCACGCTTCGTGTAAACGCCCTCCGGCACTTGTGCGCGGATGTCGTACTCGAAGCCGAAAGAATCGGCAGGCTGTGCAACAACAAAAACTTTGGAAGATTTTTGGCCAAGCAGGCCGGTGATATAGATGCGGACTTCGCCGGTTGTCGGATGTGTCCAGGACTTGAAAGTTGCCATGATATTTGCTCCTTTTGGAACGCCTAGAACCGCTAGGACTCGGTGACTACGGTTCTTACTATACGCGCATTGCGCGTATAGTCAACAACTTTTTGTTGTGAGGTGATACAATCCGCACGGGCCTAGCCCACGGGAGTCAACTCCAAACTATGCCACCTTCGGGTGGCATAGTTTTATCGGCAGTTTCAGTCCGTCCACTGTGCCAATTTTTGCGCGGCGGCTACGTGACTTTGCTGTGTTTTGAGGCGTCTTTTCGGCACATTATAAATTTGCATCTATCTGTATTCACGCTGCTTTCTTCTTGCGCTGTAGGATTGTGATTCCAGTTGTCGTGGGTTCGAGCCCCATCAGCCACCCCAGTTTCCCGCCGTCTTGGCGATAGTCCTCGCTAACTTCCTCGGCGCTGTGCCTAGAATTGCACCCACGGGCCTGCGCGGCGCTGGTGATGTTCTCGGCGTAGTTGGCCACGTAGCCGGGTGCGAGGTGGGCGTATTTCATCACCATGTCCAGGCTGGCCCAGCCGCCCAGTTCCTTCAGTACCGTCAGCGGCGTCCCGCTCATTACGTGCCAGCTTGCCCAGGTGTGGCGTAGGCCGTGGAAGGTAAATGCCGGATCGATGCCGGCGGCTGTAGCGGCGGTGTACCACGCCTTGGTGGTGGTGCGCTCGATCTTCTTCCCTCGGAACGTAAAAACATAGCGGGCATCGGCGATGGTGATCTTCTTGAGTTTCTTTTTTTGCTCGGATCGTTCCTTTAGCACCGCGATCGCGTCTGTGTTGAGCGGGACGGGTATCGCTTTGCCTGCCTTGGCCTCGTCTGGCCAGATCCATGCGATCTTGCGCTCGATGTCGATGTTCTCCCACATCAGGCCGGTGACGTTGGCGCGGCGCAGGCCGGTGCACAGCGCGAGTCTGGTCATGGCGGACAGGTGATCAGGCAGGGCGGCGGTGAAGCGGTCGGCCTGTGCGCGGGTGATCCACAGGAAGCGGTCGTTGTTCTCCGGCAGGTAGGGTATCTTCGGCACGCCAGCCAGCAGCCCCTTGGCGTGCGCGTAGTTGAGCACGGCGGAGACGATGGCGAGGAAGCGGTTGGCGGTGGAGGCGGCGCGCGTCTGCATCAATTCCTTGCGGATGGCGAGCAGTGCGTCGGTGGTGATGTGGGTGATCGGCTTGTCGGCCAGTCTCTCGTTGAGCCATATCAAGCGGACGCGGTCGGTCTCGTAGCTGGCCTTGTGGATGGCGTGTTCTTCGACCCACTGCAGGGCGGCTTCTTCCCAGCTGGCTATGCGGACGTCGCCAAGTTTTTGTTCTCGCCAAATTTCAGCACGACGGCGGTCGTGGTATTCCTGCGCGGCTTGGTGGTCGGCTGTGCCAGTAGTTTCTCTAATCTCTGTTTTGCGGATCGTCCATTTGCACCAATAGATCCTGCCACGCTTGTAGAGCGACATTCTGCTTCTCCCCGAGTCTTATCACGGTATTGTGCGCGTAGCCATTCGGCCAGGTCAACGTCAAGGAAGACCCAACATTTACCCGGCTTGGCCCCCGGCACCTCTCCGGCGCGCGCCTTCGCCTCCAGCGTGTGCGGGTGCAGGCGCAGGAATTGGGCGGCTTCGTTGAGGTCTAGGGTGCGCATGGTTATGCTTTACGCCTCAGGATGATCTTCACAAGCTTCGGGTGCGACCACATGGCGGCGATGATGCCGACGGGGCCGCCGTTGAGGGTGGCGAAGATCTCGGACCAGCTCATGTGCGGCACGGTGTGCCAGATGAACAGGTTGAGCGCGCCGATGGCGTAGCTGGTGATGATGGCGAGCACGTAGTGATTGCCCTGCACGTTGAGCTGCTGCAGGCCGAGGGCGAACACGACGAGGGCGCTGGAGCAGAAGAGAGTGAGTTCGGTCATTACTTGCACTTGTGGATCGTCTTGCCGGGCAGGCGGGTGATGCCTGGCCTATCCTCTGTTGCCCCCGGAATAAATCCGCTGCCTTCGATGCCCGCGCCGCGCATGGCATCCACCTCTACCTTGGCGCTGTTGATGATGACTTGTCCGATGTCGCTCACTGCCTTGGCATTTTCGATGTTGATGGTTCCGTCTTTTAGCTTGCGCATGGTTTCAAAAAGAATGGCTCGCAAGTCGACAATGTTGTTGCTTTCGTTACTCATGGGATTGCTCCTTTTTGTTGATCTGTCTGGTGAGCGCGCCGCGTAGCTGGATGACCTGGGCGATCTCTTTTGGGTAGTTGTGGTAGGTGTTGCGCCGCATGTTTTCTGATCGGGTGATGCATTCGATCTTGTCGAGAGTGATCTCTTCGAGTTTGTTGGTGCGCATGCCTGGCTTGAAGGCGACGATGTGCCCATCTGGAACAGGGCCGTTGGCATCGATCCACATTTGCCGGTGGACGGCGACCCAGCGCAGTGCGGGCATGATGTTAGGGTCGTCGTTCATCTTGCGTTGCAGGGTGCCGTCGTCGTTGATGCGTAGAGTTCCGATGGGGACGTAGTTGTGCTGGGCCGCGCCGCGCATCTCGCCTTTTTTGAATCGCGTGTCGGCAGATCGTCCGCCAGCGACATAGTGCTTGCCCTTGTTCCATGTCTGGTGCCCTTTCTGGAAGCGCGAGCCGACACCTTGGCGGCCGTTCGTTCGTCCAGATGCTGGTGATGCCAGGAATTCTTTAGTCTTTTTCAGGCCGAGCCATGAGGCTTTGGCATAGACCTTGGCGAGCGGAATGCCGATGTCGCGCGCGATGTCGGCTGTGCGCTCGTGCGGGTAGCGATTGCGCAGGGCACGGTCTTGCTCTTCTGTCCACTTGATGCGCGGGGCATGGATGTGACGGCTTTTTGTCATGCTGCTTTCCTTTCTTCTGTTCTTACCTGAGCGAGTTCGGTCATGGCATCAGCCTTTCGCTACCCACAACCTTGTGCGCGTTTTTGTTTTTATCTCAACGACCCGGTTTTTTTCCAGCAGGGAAATAAGCTGGCTGTACACGGTGTTGTATGGCGTGCTGGCGATCTCTGCCGGGTCGTGCGCGCTGATCGGTTCTTTGAGGTGCGGTAATAATTTCATCGCGCTGTTTATTTTTTTCGGGCGCGGAGCATTCTGGTTATTAGACTTATACCTGGGTGGTATCCAGATCCAGTCACTCAATGGCGTCACTTTCTGGTTGAGCATTTCGGCGAGTGTCATAGCGTTCGCGCCGCTTTTTCGCGCGCCTCTTTGGTGGAGCATCCAAGCGACCGGTAGAATGCGCACAAGTCGCGCTCGCGGCGTTTTTGTCCGATCCAGCGACACAACCGAAGAATCCATCCCGGATTGCGGCGGCGCGGGACAAGTAGTTTTTTGTTCATGCTTTATCTCCTAGTCAACAATTTTTCGCCAGCACGTCCAGCGCTTTCCGTACCCATGATCCAACCCCCATTCCAACAAAAATATTTGTTGTTGCGGATTAAGCCATTCAGGTCGCCATCGCTTCGGCCATACCCCGTCTTTTTTTGCTAGTTCCGAAAATTCGTAGAACGTTTCTTTGCGAAACTGCGCGATGCCCATTGATAAGCCGTCGTCACCCACGGCGTCGTGCCGCCAACCTGATTCGCAGGCGATCACTCGCAGCATGGTGCGGGCATCTGCGGCCCACCCGGAGAGCGGGGCGATGATTGCCGCCATTAAAATAACGGCCCGCACTTCACGCCATCCCTTTTGGTTTACAGATGACCGCGAGCGGCGCGCTGGCATCTGGCAGCATTCGGATGCCGATCAGCGTGGCCTGCATGGCGCTGGCGGCGATGACGTTGCGCACGGTGCGTGTGCGGCCGTGGATGAGGGTGATCAAATAGTGGTTCATGCCGCCTCCATTCGATTGTGAACTTGCTGCATCCGAGAGTCGGTCACCATGTTGTGGTTTCGATTCGCCAAAACTTGCAGGCAAAGCGATTTATAAATAAGCGGGTTGGTGAGCGCGGTGGTGAGTGTTACACCCACATAACGCAGGCGCGCGCTCCGATACGCCCACGCAAGTTCGTCTGCCGTGATGTCATTTGGTGTTTGCATCCATCCCTCCGGCGATGTAGGCCAACTTGAGTGCGGCTGGATACCCGTCCATGTTTGCCGGCGCCCGTCCCAGCTCTCCGTCGCGCCATCCGCGCCTATAAAAGTCCGCCTGGTCTGCGACGCAGAACGCAGCCGGAACTTTGATTTTGTCGAGATCGGTCATCCCATCACCCCCATTTGTTGGCCCCGGTGCATCCCGGCTCGCGGGTTTTGCTTTGGGGGCGAGTTGGTTAAGCATAGAACCGCTAAACATACAATGTCAAGCAAAACTAAACCTGCAACATAATAAAAAGCCGCAGGGGTTTCCTGCGGCTTAATTTAGAGGTGTGTGATGCTGAAAGAGCTTAAGAATTATCTTGGGCGGGATATGGCTGGTTTGTGTGAGTGGGTCGGCAGTCAGTTGGTCAATTATTCTTTAACGCGCATCATGTCGCGCATCGACTTGGTGCAGTATTTATTCCGGCCGCATCGCATCTGGTGAGTGATTGATATTGGCTGCTGCGTCTCCAGACGGCGCAGCCAATGAGGATGGCGCCGGTTTCATTGTTACTTTTGCCTTGGATTTTTCGGCTGATTTTAGTGATTTTTTCAGGAAGTCCTGCGCCTGTTTGGCCTCGTCTCCGTCAACTGTTTCGCGTTTCAGTACGTCGTTTTGCAAGATGCGCACCAGTTGGTCGTTCTCGATCTTGATGTTGCCGCTGACCTTGCGCAGCTCCCTGCGCAGGGATTGCAGCATCGGTTCGCTGGTGAGTAGGGCGGCAATGGAGAATTTGCTGGTGGCTTGTTGCTGCTGGAAGAAGGCGGTCATAGATGATTGTGTGAACCCCTCGCGGCTGAGGTTGCCGAAGCATTCAATGAATTGCGGATTCTTTGCGCTGGCTTGGAGTAGGTCGATTTCGAAAATTAGTGATTTATCGATGGGTTGGCGGAAGTGGATTTTGTATACCTGCCACACCGCGCCATTGGTGAGCACGATCCACTCGATGCCATGGTTCGCCCCGTAGTCGATGGCTTGTTTGACGTGGTTATCTTTTAGCGTTTGCCCGATAGCTTTGGCCTCCAGCAGGAAGCGCACATCGCTACCAACTTTAACAGCCAGATCAACATAGGTTCCGCGAATAGCGAATTCAGTTGTGATCTCGATGTATTTCTTATAACCAAGCAGATCGGCCAACATATCGCCAATAATGACCACGGTATCCGATTCGCTGACATCACGGTCCTTTGCGTCTGAAAGGATGGACTGATACTTCCTGAGCTGCTGAGCCAAGCGGTCGGAGACCTTCTTTGATATTGCCATGTTTCTCCCCTGTGAAATCAAAGCTGAGTTGGATTTGGATTTTAAGGATGTTATTGCTTACCGTTTGTTCCTTCTTCTGGTTCAGCAAGCGAATTCCCTGCCCGATACCAGGCTTGCCTCTCTTTCACGCCAAGGCGTCTGGAGATTTCATCGGCGATGGATGTTTTCCCTGTGTATATCCAGTCGATAGAAAAATCCAGCGTCTTTTGCAATAACAACAACCTGTCTGCTGGTGGGGTGACAAGATTGGTCTCCCATTGAGAGACCATTCCTTTCGACACGCCACACAACTCCCCAAACTTTTCACCGGAGAGATTGTTGTGTTCCCTTAGTTCCTTTAAGCGTGCGCCGATAGTCATTCTCGAATTGTATAGCCGTTCTAAATCAATATGGTTTAGTGACGCTTGACATTGTGTGTTTAGTAGTATTAAACTGCGCTCCATCATGACTATCTCCATAAAAGAAATTGCAGCAAAGGTTGGCGGGGTTGTTTCCTTGTCAACTCAGCTTGGCCTATCACGCGGCGCAGTGTCGCAATGGGAAAAGGTGCCTTTGGATCGTGTTGCTGCAGTGTCAAAGCTCACTGGTATTCCTAGAGAGGATTTGCGCCCAGACATATTTGGCGACTACCCGGAAGAAGAACGAACAAAGGAGGCCGCATGATGCGCGCCTCGATACAGCCTTCCTCCTCCCTGAGCGAAGTCCGCGCGAAAGCGCGGTTGGTGCCATCCGGCCTTGCGGTCGGGTGGCATTTTTTTCTGGTGAGTGTGTTCATAGTTTCACTGTAGGTCTGTAGCTGGTTTCGTTCAATGATTGTCAGGGGGGATTTCAAATAATGGATCAATTGGATATTGCAGTGCATCAGACGGCGCATGATGCGCCGGGCGGATTGCCGGCGCTGGCTCGGCGCATCGGTGTTCGTGAGCAGGTGTTGCGCAATAAAGTGTGCCCGACTACGGAATCGTTCCACCTCAATCTACGCGAGGCGTTGGCGATGATGGATGCGACCGACGATGATCGCATCCTGGCTGTGTTGGCAGAGATGCGCGGCTATATGCTGGAGCGAAAGCAATTGCCGGATGCGGAGAGCATTGTGGCGGCTGTGTTGTCAGCTGATGCAGAGCATGGCGATGTGTCGCGTGAGATTCAGGCGGCGCTGGCAGACGGCAAGATCACCGAGACCGAGCGCGCCGCGATCGCAAAGCAGATACACGATGCGCACCAGGCGCTTGACCGGTTGAACTCTACCGTGCAGCACACACCCCATCGCGCCCACAAAGAAATCCAGTGATGTTCAACCTCCTCTGCGAACATGTAGCGCAGCAGCCAGCGCGCCCAGCGCGTAGCCATAACTCAAGCATTGGCCGCATGGTTGCCCCCATTTCAATCCCCATCCCCCTGCGAAACAAGAAGCGGCTCGGTGGCACACACAGTTGCGCGCCCGTTGCAACAGTTGCAACGGGCCCTTGTGCACCAGGTAAAAGGTACTCCCTGGCCTCATCCCTTGCGGGTAATCCGCACCCCGATGTTTGTCTAGGGTGTGGCTTTCCAAAGTTGGTCAACTCGGCGGGCGGTTCATGCTGACGGTCAAGATCGAAGGAATGGATGCGCTGAAGCGCATGCTGAGCGAGATGGGGCAGAAGCAGGTTCCGTTCGCGGCGGCGCAGGCGATCACCAAGACGGCGAAGTCGGTAGAGAAACGACTGCAGGCAGACATGGCAGACGCGTTCAAGTCGGCCAGCCCGTACACGAAGCGCGCGACGTTCTCGACATCGGCGACGAAGGCAAAGCTGGAAGCAACGATCGGACTGAAAGACCAAAAGCCGTCCAGCGGAACCGCTCCTGCGGTGCTGCTCAAGGAACACTTCACCGGCGGACTGCGCGGGAACAAGCCATACGAGAAGGCCATCATCGCGATGAGTGGAATGCCGTCAGGCTGGCGCGCGATACCTGGTGGTGGAATCAAGAAGGACGCCTACGGCAACCCAAACCGCAAAGAGATCGGCGAGATGCTTGGCGCACTGCGCTCGCGCATGCAGGTGTTCAAGGGGCGCGGCAAGAAGGTCGCGCTGGTTGGTTACTTCATCGTCCCGGTCGGCGCTCAGTCGCACCTTGTTCCAGGCATCTACAAGCGCGTCGCGCGCGGCGCATTGGCCGCGATGTTCATCTTCGTGAAGTCTGCCAACTACCGCAAGGTTCTCGATCTGCAGCACACGGCTGATAAGATTGTGCGCGCCGAGTTTCAGACGAACTTCGATGCCGCCTTCGCCAATGCCATGAGGACGGCGCGATGAACTACACCAACTACGACGACGCCAGGGCGCAACTGCTCGCGCTCGGGCTGATCATCGACAAGCAGCTCGACACCAGCGGCCGCATCCAGCGCTGGCTGGTGGATGGTGAAGACCGCGAGAAGCGCGGGTGGTCGAAGCTGGGGGATTGGACATCACCGAAGGGCAACACCTATCTGGTCGGAGCGTTCGGCGTTTGGCACGGCAACGACGATGGCAAACAAAGGATCGAGTTGCCGAAAGATGACGGCACCGGCAACGGATTAAGCAAGGAGGATTTGGCCGCCATCAAAGCCAAGCAAGCGCTGCTCAACAAGCAGGTCGAGGCAGACCGCGCCGCAGAAGCCAAACGAGCCGCGCGTTGGGCTGCCAATGTGTGGGAGCACTGCGCACCGGCTACCGAGCACGAGTACCTGGCGCGCAAGCAGATCAAGCCGAACGGCGCGCGCATGCTGCAGTCACTGGAAGGCATGACGCTGACCGGGCTGGATGAGGCGAACGAATACCGCATCAGCAGCGCGAAAGGCTCGCTGGTCATCCCCATGCACAACACGCACGCCGAAGTGTGCGGCCTGCAGTTCATCCTGCCAAAGGAACACCCGCGCCGCGTCAAGACCGGGCGCGACAAAGAGTTCTGGCCGAGTGGCATGGCCATGTCCGGCACCTTCGGCCTGATCGGTCACATCAAGCGCAACGGCATCCTGCTGTTTTGCGAGGGATTCGCCACCGGCGCCAGCCTGGCAGACGCCACCGGCCAGACCGTTGCATACGCATTCAGCGCCAACAACCTGATCAAGGCCGCCAAGGCGCTGCGCAAATCCTACCCCGCGCTGCGCATCCTCATCTGCGCCGATGACGACTACCTGACCGAAGGCAACCCCGGCTGCACCGCCGCCTCTCAAGCCGCCTCCGCAATCGATCTTTGCGCCTGGACGAAGCCGAACTTTCTCGCCGACGACGGCACAGATCCGCGCGACGGGAAGAAGCTCACCGACTACAACGACCTCGCCGTGATGACAGGGATTACCCTGACGCTGGCGAACCAGATCAACACAAAGCTCGACGAGCTGAAATGGAACGAGCGCGCACCAGTAGTCGCGGGAGAAAATCCACAAGGGGGAGGGGATAAGCGCAAGCGCGCGCAATCCGTCATGCTGATGGACGACGCCATCAATCGCTTCATCCCGATCGACGACGGCACCGGCAAGACGCTGTTCGACACCTGGACGAACAAGCTCGCGCTCAAGGACGCCATGCTCTCCGTGCTGCCCGCCGGGGTGCGCTGGGACGACATCAAGCGCGACCCGATGTGGGTGCAGCGGGGCGCGTACTATCTTGATCAGGTCGGGTTCGACCCGTCCGGGAGCGACAAGAACTGCCTGCTCAACACCTGGCAAGGATGGCCGATCGAGCCAAAGCAAGGGCGCTGCGACATGCTGCTGGAAACCATCGAATACCTGTGCAGCGAAGAAGAGAATGGCAAGGAAGTATTCACCTGGATCATGCGGTGGATGGCCTACCCGCTGCAGCACCCGGGCGCCAAAATGTCCAGCGCCGTCATCATGCACGGCCCGCAGGGCACGGGTAAATCCACCGTCTTCCAAACGCTCGCCAAGATATACGGCAACTACGCCACCGTACTCAACCAGCGCGGCCTGGAAGACAAATTCAACAGCGACTGGTCAGACTCCAAACTCTTCATCCTCGCCGAAGAAGTCGTCACACGCGCCGAGATGTGGCACATCAAGAACGAACTCAAAGAGCTCGTCACCGGCGAGTGGATACGCATAAACCCCAAGAACATCGCCGCCTATCGCCAGCGCAACCAACTCAACATCGTCTACCTCTCTAACGACGACCAGCCGCTGCCCATCGAAAACGATGACCGCCGCCACCTCGTGGTCTGGACTCCGCCGCAGGTCGGCGAAGAATTCTACGATTCCCTTTATCTTGAGCTGGACAACGGCGGCGTGCAAGCCTTCTACCACCACCTGATGACACTCGATCTCGGCGACTTCCACCCCAAGAAGCGGCCGCCCATGACCGACGCCAAGCGCAAACTAATCACCCTCAGCAACAGCGGCGAGCGCGAATTCGTCGGTCAATACCTCGAAGGCGACACCGGATTCCCTGTCTGCCCGGTCGAGGTCAAAGACCTTTTCAAAGGGTACATGAGTTGGGTGCGCGAGACCAACGAACGCAACCCCAGATCGCTGCGCCAATTCGGCGGAATGATGACGCGCATGCCCGGATGGCAAAGAAAGCGAACGCAGATCTACATGCCAAACGGAAAACGTGAAGCGGCTTGGGTCTATATCCCGCCAGACGCCGCGCTCATCCAGCACAAAGCCACCATGCCGGGGGACGCCACCGAGACAAAGTGGATCTCTGACAGCATCCAAACCTTCCGCGACGCACTTAATGATCGGGCGAAACCATGACTTCGGCCCTAGTGTTCCGCAAGTGTTCCGCTTGTTCCGTAACTCCAAAAGCCACGCAAGCCAATAAGCGCGGGGGTGTTCTCTGTGTTCCGCTTGTTCCGTGGAAACGCGCCCGCGCGCGCGCGCATAAACAAAGCCGCAGAGTAAATAAATCACCTCTCTCACGCGTACATTTTTTCGCGGAACATACGGAACAAGCAGAACACCCCCGCCGCCATTGGTGTTCAGCGATTTTAACGAAGCGGAACAAGCGGAACACTTGCGGAACACCCATCATGACCGAAAAAACCAAACCCATGCGCCAAGCCATGCCGCTCACCGCCGCCTGGATAGACCAGCTCCGCGAAGCCTTCGGCACCGAGAGCATCAACAACAGCATCCGCCTCGGCATGCAAGGCTTCCCAGACTGGTTTCACGCCACCGAAGGCGAACACGAAGTCGGCACCCCATTCAAACCCGTCACCAACAGCATCAGCCTGGCCGACATGGTCATCCGCACAAAAGCAGAACGCGAACAAGAATCGAAAAGGGGAATCAAATGAAAGTGCAAGACAAGATCGAAATGCTGGCCGTCACCGCGCTTGTGCCTTACGCCCGCAACAGCCGCACCCACTCAAAAGAGCAGATCGCCCAGATCGCGCGCAGCATGCAAGAGTTCGGCTTCACCAACCCAGTGCTCATCGACGCGGACGGAGGCATAGTGGCAGGCCACGGGCGCGTTTTGGCCGCGCAAAGCATCGGGGTTGGGTCAGTACCCTGCCTGCGGGTAGATTGGCTGACAGAGGCCCAGAAAAAGGCCTACGTGATTGCGGACAACCAGCTCGCGTTGAACGCGGGCTGGGATAACGAGATTCTGTCTGCCGAAATCAAGGAGCTGCAGCAGGATGGCTTCGCGCTGGACTTGCTTGGTTTCAGCAACGAGGACTTGGATACCATGCTCGGCATCGCCGACCAAGTGCCAGGTAAAGACCCGGAAGATTGCCCGCCGCCAGTGACCGACCCGGTCAGCGTGCTGGGTGACGTCTGGAATCTTGGGATGCACCGCCTGATCTGCGGAGATTGCACCACATCGACCGCGATGGCCGCGCTGATGGCTGGCGAGATGGCAGACGTCTGCTGGACTGATCCGCCGTACAACGTCGCCTATGGAGACAAGGCAGAGTTCCTAAATAACGGCGACAACGGGCCCACGCAGCGCAACACCTCGCGCATTCTCAACGACGACATGGATGACGCCAGCTTTGCGCAGTTTCTCGGCGACTTCTACCGCACTACATTCACCGTGATGAAGCCGGGCGCAGCGATCTACGTTGCCCATGCCGAGACCGAGCGCTCCAACTTCACCCGCGAAATGCTGAACAACGGATTCAAGCTGTCCGGCGTTGTGATCTGGCGCAAGAACACGCTGGTGCTCGGGCGGTCGGATTACCAGTGGATCCACGAGCCGATCCTGTACGGATGGAAGATGGGCGGCGCGCACCGCTGGTTTGGCGGGCGTAAAAAAACCACCATCGAGCACATGGGCGATGGCTCACCGTTCGTCAAGCGTGCAGACGGCAAGTGGGAATTGCACCTGGGGGGGGGCATATTCGTGGTGGAGGGCAAGGCGGAAATCGAGGAGCTGCTGACCTCGGTGATCGTCGAGGACAAGCCAAGGCGCAACGACGTCCATCCGACCATGAAGCCGGTCGCTCTGATCGAGCGCATGCTGCGCAACAGTGCGCAGAGCGGGGACATCGTGCTGGATTGCTTCGGCGGCTCTGGTTCAACGCTCATGGCAGCGGAGCGCCTGCAAATGAAAGCGCGCCTGTCGGAGCTATCGCCGAACTACGTCGACGTCATCATCCGCCGCTGGCAGGAATACACCGGACAGCGCGCGGTTCATGCGGTAACCGGCAAGCAATTCCCCGGGTGAGCTAAACCATGACCACCGCCACCCAGTCCGAATTCGCCGCCATCCTCGGCAAAGACAAGTCCTACGTCACCCGCCTCAAGCAGGCAGGGCGGCTGGTGCTCACAGCGGATGGGGCGGTGGACGTGGAAAAAAGCCAGAACCTTATCGCCATGACTGCCGACCCTAGCCGCGCGGACGCGGTGGCAGCGCGCCAATCCGAGGCATCCGCGCCGCCGCGCGCTCCGCAGAACGACGCGGTCGGCAACAGCTTCCAGCAGGCCAAGGCGGTGCGTGAGAAATACAACGCGCTCTCTGCCAAGCTGGAATATGAGCGGGCCAGCGGCAAGCTGGTCGATGCCGAAGAAGCCCGCCTGTTCGCCGCCGATCTCGCCGCCACGTTTCGCAGCTCGCTCGAAGTACTGCCGGACCGTATCGCGCCGGAGCTGGTGCCGCTCAACGACACCGAAGCCGTCCGCGCGGTGCTAGTGGAATCGTTCGAACAGGTGCTGACGGATATCGCGGACAAGATCGCGAAATGGGGATAGGCATAGCATGCAAACCCTCTCCGCCCGCCACCTCATGTCCGCCGCCGCCGCCCGCGCGGTGCGCCCGCGAGGGCGGCTCACCGTCTCGCAGTGGGCGGACAACCATCGCGTGTTGTCGAGCAAGGGCAGTGGTGAGGTGGGTCGCTGGCGCACGGCGCGCAACCCGATGCTGCGCGAGATCATGGATTGCCTGTCGTTGCACTCGTCCGTGCGCGAGGTGTGGATCATGAAGTCGTCGCAGGTGGGCGTCACCGA